GATTAAATAGGAGAATATAATGGCGTTTGAATTTGTAAAACTGGATGAATCAAAACTTCCAAAAACTAAAGGTAAGCGTATTGACGGATTTAGGTTTTATGACATTGAGGGTCATAATTATCCTTCGGTCACTACAGTATTAGGCTATAATACCGGCGATGGTATTAAAAAGTGGCGTGAGTCAATTGGTGAAGATGTTGCCAATTATGAAATGCGTAGAGCTGCTGGTCGTGGTAAAGCGACACACACTTTAATTGAACAATATATGAAAGGTGAAACACCAGGCGAAAGAGCTGTGTTGCCTTTAGGTCTATTCAGACTAATCAAACCATATGTTGACCAAATCACTAATGTACACTTGTTAGAAGCAATCATGTACAGTAAACAATTGACACTTGCTGGTCAAGTAGATTGTATTGCTGAATATAATGGCAAGTTGTCTGTTATTGATTTTAAAACCTCTAACAAATATAAGCAAGAGGATTGGGTACAAGGTTATTTTCAACAATGTACTGCCTATGCTATTATGTACGAAGAGCTATTCGGAACTCCCATAGAACAAATTGTTGTCCTTATTGCGTGTGAAGATGGTAGCGTACAATCATTTGTAAAAGAAAAGAAAGATTTTATCGAGCCTCTGAAAAAGCAAATTGCTGGTTTTTATAAATATTATGAAGAGCTAAATAAAGATAAAATTACTAGTCAATCATAGTCCCTATCTTTAAAGGAGGGCTTACATGAAAATAATTAAAGGAATTATTATGGGTATGCTATCAACTGTAGCAGTAGCATTGTTTTCAGTTACAGCGACCGCTGATGACCATTATTCATTTTACCAATCACACGCTCCTATTATCTGTGGCGATACAAAGATAGTAATGGAGTATGGTGCTGAAAAAGGTTGGACACCATTTAGTGTTTCATTCGGTAAAGTAAATGGTAAAGAAGATGGAGATATTGCATTTGTAGTTACACATTGGTTGAAACAAGGAACAACTCAACAAATGGTAACTATGCAGGCACCAGATGGTTCAGAAGCTTGTATATTGTATATAAGTTTTGATACAACAATTAATCCAAGTTTTAATTTAAAAGGTTTGGATTTATAAGAATTAGTCGTTGACGACAATTATGGTAGACATGCTGGACGAGGGTGCGATTCCCTCCAGCTCCACCATAAACACATTTACAGAGTGTGCTTATGATGGGGCTGATATAGGTTTCGACAGGTGTTGAGAAAATTGTAAGAGATTAATAGGTGGCAACCTTTCATGCTAATTAAACGCAAACGATAATACATTTGCATTAGCAGCTTAATAACTGCTTAGGGTTTTTGTGAGTTTTCCTCGTAACAGAATAAACTCACGCTTGACAAATTATAATAATATGGTATAATGATTACATGAAAAGCAAAGAATTTAGTTTAAAAATAGAGAAGATAGCAAAAGAAAAAAGATGTAGTCTAATGGACGCCATTTTAGAATTTTGTAAAGAAAAAGACCTGGATCCAGGCACAGTTGGAAGTCTTATTTCCAAACCACTAAAAGAAAAAATCAAAGCTGAAGCAATAGACCTTAGGTTACTAAAAGGCTCAGCCAGCATGCCACAAGGAAAGTTACCATTATGAACATACAACTAATTGATAAAATGGGTAGTGACTTATCAGTTGTTAATGCAGCTCGTGTTTCATTTGCCAAAAGAAAAGATGTAATTGACCAAGGAGATGAAAGATTAATTAAATATCTTGCAGAGCATGACCATTGGTCACCATTTGGTCATACTACCTTACAGTTTTTAATTAAAGCACCTGTGTTTGTTGCAAGACAACTTGTAAAACACCAAGTTGGTTTAGTTTGGAATGAAGTTAGTAGGAGATATGTTGATTCAGAACCAGAGTTTTATACACCATTTATTTGGCGTGGTAAACCAGAAAATAAAAAACAAGGGTCAAGTGAAGATGAAATCGAATATGATATTTCATCTACAATGCAGTTTGTAAGAGAAACATATAATAATTTATTAAAAGCAGGTGTAGCACCTGAAATGGCTAGAATGGTATTACCACAAAATATGATGACAGAGTGGTATTGGACTGGTTCATTGATGGCATTTGTTCGTGTATGTAATTTGAGAACTAAATCAGATTCGCAAGAAGAAACAAGAATGATTGCAATACAAATGGCTCAACATTTAAAAGACCATTTTCCAATTAGTGCGAAATATTTACTTGAAAGAGAATAGATGAAGAAATTTAAAGATAGTGTAGATGATTTTTTTAAATGGGTCAAAGGTACTGAACTTGTCGAACTAGATGACATTGATGTATCAGAGGATCCTGTAAGACCTGAGCTGACCCTTGGTTTTAGAATACAGAATGGTCGAAAGATATTTGGCCTGAAGTATGATAATGAAATTGAGGCGATTGTTTGTGTTGCATATTGTCCTGAAGTACCCTTTACAGTAAGAGAAATGGATTATATGTCGCAAGCTGCCAACCAAGATGGTCAGCGAGGCGAAATTTTAGTTGCTTATACTGTATGGTCTAGGAAAAGAGGTGCAGGTAAAGAGATAATTAAAAAACTTGCTGAATGGGCAGACACACAAAATTTTGGTAGATTGGTAACATTATCACCATTAACACCAATGGCCACACATTTTCATATTAGAAATGGTGCCAAACAAATTCATATAAATGAGGAAACACAAAACTTTGAATACAAATTAAATGATGACTAGAGATATATTTGAAAGTGTAATAGATGTAGGTAGTGGTTTTATATTAGCTGTTCTTATACAGTTATTGATATTTCCATTATTTGATTTACACCCTAGTATATTTGATAGCATGGGAATAGCATTAATATTCACCGTAGTGTCAATGACAAGGTCAGCATTATGGCGTAGATATTTCCGAAGGAACCGAAATGTATGACGGATTTTCAGTATATAAAACTTACTTGGCCATCAAGTTACATTTTTCTTCGCCTAAGTATGATTATGCCAAATATGAGGGTAAAATCAATGCGAAACTGGATACATTTACAAGTAGGAATGATAGATATTTTTTTCACAAGCTTAGTAAAAAGTATAAAGAGGATGAGATTGTAGATTTTTTTGTAAGTAACTTTGCAAAGAATGATAAAGTATGGTCAAAACAATTATTAGAAGATGAATACAATAACACATATTTACGGTTTAGAAAGTATAAAGAATCGGTTAATTATCACTTTCGAAGCGATTGTAGCTTACTTAATGATAGGTTTATCAGCGATGGTATTTCTTTTAATGATGGCTTTATTTCTGATAATGGACAACATCCACGAGTTTTGCGTTTACTTATTCAAGGGAAAATTGATAGCCAGACCGCCGTCATACTTGATTCAGTATTATCGTATAGTAAGACTTGGAATAAAACAATTAAAGAGAAAGTTGTTTGGCCTAAAATTGCAATGAGGCTTGCCAAACTGAAACCTTTTGTGATATATAATGACACAGAATGTAAATTGATTATGAAGGAGATATTTGTATGAACGCAATAAAAGAATTTTGGATGTCATCTTATCGGTCGGATAAGGTAGCATTTTATTTTGAAATGGCCAGTTTCATTTTTATACTTTTTGCAAGTATGACTATGGCTATTACGGCAGACAGTCCAGATATGAGATACATTTATCCTGGTTACTTCATAGGAAGTTTGACAGCTGTGTATGCACATTGGCGAAGAAAACTAGCATGGCCAACAATGTTAGTTGGATATTTTACAATCGTAAATGTATTTGGTTGGTTTGTAGCAATGAGATTTATATAGAAGTGGATTATGACAATAGAACCTATTAGAGAAAAACTTGATGAAAAAATTAAACAATTAAATTCTAGTAGAGTTTATAAAAAGATTACACCAAAAGGTGACCTATCATGGTATATTAAATGGACAGGTAGTATGTTCTTAATAGTTGCCATGATGATGACTTCAGCAAATATATTTCCTATGAACTTATATGTTGCATTAGTCGGCATGGTAGCATGGTTAGTTGTTGGTATATTGTGGCATGACAGAGCATTGATTGTTTTAAATGCAGTAAGTGTGGCAATTTATGGTGTAGGTATAATGAATAGTTGGTTTGGTAGTTAATGAAAAGAGTATTTTGTATAGGCAATGGTGGTAGTCGTAAAGACTTTGATTTAAACCAATTACGGCCACATGGTAAAATATATGGTTGTAATGCAATTTACAGAGATGGATTTAGACCAGATGTTTTAGTTGCAGTAGACCATGGCATTATGCACGAAATCTATAATGCAGGTGTAGCTGAAGAAATACCATGTTACTTTAGAGATTGGACCAGAGTGCCAGAGGGTCATTATGAGATGATGAAGTGGGCAGGTCTTAATTTAGATGAAAGAGATAAAGTTAAGAAACACTTTGACGCATTTAATGAAAATGAAAAAGGTGACCGTAATGAGTTTGTAATGCACGGTATGAACATGGCAGGTAAAATTAGTATCATTAGAAGATACGAAGATAAACCTGAAGCATACAAAGTTATGAAAAAAGAAATAGACCATTCAGATTGCAATATTAGTTGGGTACATGATGGTGATAAAGCAACATGTGTACAACAATGGACAAGAGATAAAACAGAATTTAAAAAAGATAGAGGTTGGGCTGCCGGTCCTACAAGTGCTTTTATAGCATTGGTAGAAGAACAACCGGATGAAATCTATATGATAGGCCATGATTTGAGAAGTAATACAAATACGGTAAATAACCTATTTGCTGGTACTAGACATTATGTGGCAAAAGAAAACTCACCAACTCCTGGTGTAAATTGGGAGCAACAATGGTGTAATCTAATTAAAGAATTTCCTAAAACCAAATTCTACAAGGTCAATCCAAACGCTGATAGGGGTCCAGATAATGTGTCCCAACCGATTGAATTGTGGAATAGATTTAAGGACAAACAGCTTTATTATATCGACTATCCTGAATTGCAGGCCAAATTAGGCTTGCCTTTAGGTGAAAATAGTGTATAATAGAAAACAATATGCGTAACAAATATAAAATTGCAAGTTTATATTTCTTTCTGGCTGAACATAGCTTAAGAGGGCTAAAGGCATGGACGAGGAGGGTTATGGCCGAATGGCTGAAGACACCTCGTTTAGTTTTGAGTAGGGACCAATCTTTCATAGACATTGGACTCTTCCTGGAAGAATGTGGGTGCGTTCCAACAAATCCCACGGAAGACGCATATTTTTATAAAGTGAACTTGCAAAGTGTTATAAATAATAGTGTCGATTAAAACAGACAATACGAAAACAACAATACGAAAATACAATTAGGAGAATAATATGGATTTCGAATCATTAAAGACCTCGTCAAGTAACTTTGACAAATTAACTAAAGCTCTGGAACAAAATCTTAAACCAGAGGACCAATCAAACAAAAACAAATACCAAGACGATAGACTCTGGAAAATTGAGATGGATAAAACTGGTAACGGCTATGCTGTTATTCGTTTCTTACCTGCCTCAAACGGTGAAGATATGCCGTGGCAGAGAGTATGGTCACACGCCTTCCAAGACAAAGGTGGTTGGTATATTGAAAACAGTTTGACTACACTTGGTCAAAAGGATCCAGTATCAGAGGAAAATACAAGACTGTGGAACACAGGTGTTGATTCTGATAAAGAGATTGCTAGAAAGAGAAAAAGAAAATTATCTTACTATGCAAATATTCTAGTCGTAAGTGACCCTAAACATCCTGAAAATGACGGACAAGTAAAACTTTTCAAATTTGGTAAAAAGATTTTTGATAAGATTACTGAAGCAATGCAGCCGGCATTTGAAGATGAAAAACCAATCAACCCATTTGATTTCTGGAAAGGTGCAAACTTTAAACTGAAATTAAGAAAAGTTGATGGTTATTGGAACTACGACAAATCCGAGTTTGAGGGTGTTTCTCAAATCAAAGAGTCAGATGATGACATCAAGGCTATTTGGGAAAAACAATATCCTCTAAAACCCTTTGTGGCACCAGATAACTTCAAGTCTTATGATGAACTTAAAAGTAAACTTCATAGGGTAATATCTGGCACTACAAGTGCAGAAACAGTTGAGTCGGCAGACCTCCCGCCTAGCCAACCAGCTGCTTCTGTAAAAAGTGCTGAAGTAGCTCAACCAAAGTCAAGTGATATGAAGATTGATGATTCAGATGATGATACATTAGATTATTTCAGTAAATTGGCAGAGGAAGAGTAATCTCTCCGCTTTAGACCTTTAACCCACCGGTAGCAATATCGGTGGGTTTTTTATTGGAAGGCTATATAAATAGTAATATGGCAAAAACAATATTTGACCCTTTAAAAGACTTGCAAGGTGGACAACAGCGTGCCACCACATGGTATCGTAATGCAGTATCACTAATTGCAGATAGGGCTTCACAATCCAAGTTAATGAGAGAAGGCCGTATTAACGGCAGACCTAGTGCTGGTCGTATGAACTTCTTTGTTTACGACCCAAAATACAAAAAAACATTACCTTTTTACGATACATTCCCATTGGTTTTGCCATTAGAACCTATCAAAGGTGGTTTTATGGGTTTGAACTTTCACTATTTACCATACCCATTAAGATTTAGATTATTAGAGCGTATGCAAAAGTTTGCTAGTAATAATCAATTTGATAGTAGTACAAAATTAGAGGCGTCATATGGTGATGTCGCAAGTATAAATTTAATCAGACCAGCAATTAAGAAATATCTGTACAAACAATGTCAAACAGGTTTTAGAAGAATAGATGTTGATGAAATGGCTATTGCAGTATATCTGCCTGTAGCAAACTTTAAGAAAAGAAGTATTGGTTCTGTCTTTGCTGATAGTAGAAGGAAAATATAATGGCCAGTCCAAAATTAGGTGACCCAACAGATTTTAGTTATAGAGTAAAAAAAGTAACAAAAGTGGTAGACGGAGATACAATAGATGTAACTTTAGATATGGGATTTGATATTCTATATCAACAAAGAGTAAGATTATTTGGTATTGACACACCAGAGAGTAGAACAAGAGATAAAGAAGAAAAGAAGTATGGTTTATTGTCTAAATACTTCCTGAAAGACGCATTATCAAATGGTAAAAAAATTACCATTAAAACTTACAAAGGTGATGAAACAGGTAAGTTTGGTAGAATTTTAGGTGATGTGTGGATAGACGGTAAATCTATAAATCAAACAATGTGTGATAAAGGTTATGCAGTTGCATATTATGGTCAAAATAAAAGTTTAGTTGAAGAAGCACATTTAAAAAATAGAAAAAGATTAGCTAACAAGGTAAAATAAAATGGCAATTTTAAGAGGCGGCAGACGAATAGGTAATTATGATATTCGATTAGGTATTCCTAGAGATAGGTCACTTGATAATGTCGAAGGCGATAAACGATTAACTAGAGTACAAGGTGGTAATCCTGAATCTACCATTGGTCGTATTATGGGTCAGATCGCACAAGGCGAAGGCTTTGCAAGACCAAATAGATTCATGTGTGATTTTATATTACCATCAGGAGTTGGAACTCAAGCTGCAGGTCCTCCAGGTAGAGAAAGTATCATGTTTGAGGAAGAAGTAGTAAGAAGTACAAAACAAGGTGAACTTCAGGCAAACAAAGAAGTACAAAGAGGTTTAAGAGCATTTATTGAAAGTGTTGATATGCCTGGTCGTACACTTGATACAACAGATTTTAAAATATATGGACCAAAAAGACAGATTGTAACAGGTCATAGTTTTAGTGGTGAAATTACAATGTCAGTATATTGTGATAAGTACATGAGGCAAAGAAGTTTCTTTGAAATGTGGCAAAAGGCTGCATTTGACCAAGGTACAAACAATGTACATTTTTATGATGAGTACACAGGTGGTTTGCGTATCTATCAATTAGGTGCATTTGCTGAAAATGCCGATAGAGATAGAATATCATATGGTGTAGAATTGTTTGAGTGTTTTCCTAAAACAATTAGTGCTGTATCATATAATCAAGGTTCAGAAAACGAGATACAAAAGATTTCAGTTTCTTTAGCATTTAAAAGTTGGATAAATCTAACACTAGACCAAGTAGGTAATTATACTGTTGGTGGTGGATTTAAGAAACCAACTGTAATAGGTGCTGATAGAGGATTGATTGGTAATATTATTAACAAATTACCACCAGAAATTAGACGAGCTGGTAGAGATGTTGTTAATGTTATCAGACAAAGAGTACCAATTGGTGCTGTGACAGGTGGAAGAGTATTTCCACCGTTATTATAATAAACTAAAGAGGAGTAAATTATGGCATTACCATTAGCCAGTACGGCGAAATATGAATTGGTGTTACCATCACAACAAAAGACCGTTAATTACAGGCCTTTTCTTGTAAAAGAAGAAAAAGTTTTATTAATGGCAATGGAATCAGGTAACGCAAAAGAAATGTTATCTGCCATTAAAGAGATAGTTAAATCATGTACATTTGGTGAAGTGATTGCAGAGGACTATCCTATGTTTGACATTGAATATGTATTTTTACAAATTCGAGCTAAGTCAGTAGGTGAAGTTGCTAAGATAAAAGTTTTATGTCCAGATGACAATAAAACTTATGCAGAGACCGAAGTAGATTTATCTAAAATTGAGGTTTTTGTTGATGATGACCACTCTACAAGTATTATGCTTGATGAGAGTAGAAAATTAGGTGTGACAATGAGATATCCAGCATTAAAGGATATTGATGAGAACACACTTACAGGTGACATTAATATTGAACAAACTTATAAAATGATAACAGGTTGTATTGAAAATATCTTTGAAGGCGATAAAGTGCATTTAGCAAAAGAAGCTACCAAAGAAGAATTACAAGATTTTGTTGACGGTCTAACGGCAGACCAAATGAGAAAGTTAAGTGCTTTCTATAACAGTATGCCAAGATTAGAACACAAAATGACTGTTAAAAATCCAAAGACAGAGGTTGAGTCTGAGGTTACACTAAAGGGTCTAGCAAGTTTTTTCGGATAGCCCTCTCACATGATTCGTTAACGAATTATTTTGAAACGAACTTTGCTTTAATGCAACATCATAAATATTCGTTAAGTGAGTTAGAAGATATGTTACCTTGGGAGAGGGAGGTGTATGTTTCGTTATTAGTTAATTATCTTAAAGAAGAAAAAGAACGCAGAGAACAAGAAAAACGGAGATAAAATGGCGGATACAGAAACAAAAAAAGTTAATTTAGAACTAGAGATTGATACATCAACTGTAGACTCTAGTAAAAATAAGTATCAAGGTTTAATTGATATGGCAAGAGCTGTGGATGCTTGGAGAATATTTCCAAGATTATTCTTAACAGTTTACATTATTTTATTATATAAATGTGTAATATGGTATATGAACTTGGCTGCCCCTACTATGGAACAGAGTGGGTTAATCAGTATCGTTGTTGGTGCTGGCGCTGCCTGGTTTGGTCTATACACAGGTACAAGTAAGAGTAAGAAATAATGGAATTATCACTTAAAGACGAATCAGTAATAGAAATAGGCAGAGCTGTAGGCAATAATGTAAATTCACTTGCTGGCGGCGGTGGTTCATCATTAGTACCAGTAGGTGCTGGTGCAACAGCAGGTCCACCTGCCGTAGTAGCACAACCTATGAATCCTTTTGACAGTATGATGACTGTACTAGGAGATATTAGAGATGGTATTTACTCATTAGTCGATAAGTTTAGTGATAGTGTATCTTTACAAAAAGACCAAATACAAGACGCTAATATGGCTCAAGACCTTGCACAAGTTTCAGACGCAGGTGAAGGCGCTTCAGATGAAGGCACAGACCCAGCTCCTAAACAAAGTTTCTTTTCTAAAGCAAAAGATAAAGTAAAAAGTCTTATGGGTATGGGTGGTTTTAAAGGTATGTTAGTTAAAGGCGGACTAATATTTGGTTTATTAGGCATTGCAACAATGCTTAAAAAATACGGTGCTGAAATAGCAAAAGTAGTAACACCAATTGTTGATGGTATAAAAAATTTTTATAATTATATTAAAGATGATTTATTAACTTTTGGTGATGATATTTTACAATTTGTTAAAGACGCCTTTGGTTCATTAACTTCTATATTTACAGGACTATTTGGTGGTGATGGTGTAGATGGTACTTTAATCAAAGAGGGATTAGTAGAACTATTAGCATTGCCAGCCAAGTTTGTAAGTATGATAGGAAAACTAGTAACAGGATTACTAGACGCATTTTTAGGTGCTTTAGGTATTGACCCTAGACCTGAATGGGTACAAAAAATGTATGATTTCTTTGATGATTTGCCAGCAAAAGCAAAAGAGTTTTTTACAGGTGTTATTGACTTCTTTACAGTTACAATACCAGAGAAAATTCAATTAGCTAAAGATACAGTTACACAATGGTTCACAGACGCAATAGCTGGTGTAAAACAATTCTTTACAGATGTTAAAACATTTTTTACAGAAACAATACCAACAAAAATTAGTGAAGTATATACAAATGTTACTAATTGGTTTGGTGACATTGTAGGTGGTATCAAAGGTTTCTTTACAGACGCATTTGATTTTGTAACTGAAACTATACCTGAAAAAATGTCAGAGATTACAAAAGGCATATCAGATAAGTTTACATCTATTAAAGACCAAATTATAGATTTTGCAATGACACCATTTAGAAAAATTAGAGAACT